TTTTTTTTAATACCAGACCCAAATCAATAGAAATCTTATATAAAATTGTGATATGACCTTATACTAGCACAAGAAGTGGTTCAGTCTAACAGTAGCATAATCTACCATAGTTCTTCTTTCTCATTTACCATAAAGATAATAGCTGTATGGGTCTATTATTTAAAAGGAGATTAAATTATGAACAAGACTCATTCGTTTTTATTTTCCAAAGCATAAAAATTTTAGGTTTGCTGTATGAGTCTTTTATAACTTTTACTCCACTATATATAACTTTTATCACTATATTTTATACAAGACTCAATTAATGTATACCCAACATAAATTAGCTGTATGAGTCTTTAAAATATAATTTTTTTACGTAACAAGATGCCTTGTATCTAATGGATTGGCAGATATGTTTAATATTGCTGTACGCATCTTTATTTACATTTGATAATTATTACTAAGTTAGGTACAACATAGGAGTGAAAAAAAATCATGTAGACTATGTGTTGTTATGTACATACTATACGCTGTACCTAATCCTTGACTTTATATTAACACAAACACTAAACATATGCAAGTATTAATTACAAAAATTTACTAAACTTTATCACCTAACAGGTCTTCCATACTTACTAGCTACAGATTGAACAGAACCAACACCACTCTGTGAGCGTTTCTTTTCTAAAGCACCTTGCACAACCTTATACATGTTAAGTAATGTAGCTTGTGTATATGGTATATCAATGAACATATTTTTAACCCATGTAGACATATAGCACTGAGCAATGATATTGAAATCACTCCCATATGTATCTACCAATCTCTTAATATCTTTATGCCTACACTCAAATCCACAGAAAGAACGTAAACTCTCTGTCATTACAATAGACCAATCAGACTGTAGGTTATCTTTAGGTATGCTTAATAAATCATTGATATTAGATAATACAGCATCTTTATCATTCTTATACGTAGCAATTAGATAATCACAGAATAATGTTACAGATGACTTAATACTATCCTTGAAATCTTCCTCACCCAATAAAATGTACTTATCTAGTAACATATGTGCATTACGCATATGACCACCAGACCTATCAGCTATCAACAACTTAATCTCTTCAGAAAGATTTAAACCTCTATCATCTGATACCTTAGTTAAGTTATCTACAATAGCCTCTACTGGAACATCATTGAAATTAATCTCTAATGCCCTACTACGTATAGTCGGTAGTAACTTTTGAGGGTCTGTAGTCGCTAGAATATAAATCGTCTTACCTTTAGTCTCTTCAAACATTTTAAGCATAGCGGCTTGGGCAGTAGCAGATACAGTATGACAATTATGTAATATAACACCACCACTTGTTATATAGTTATGATTATCAGCAACCTCAATATCATAAGCACTAACATGTGAATCTTTATATGGTGTTATAGATTTTATGACACCTTTACCTACAAATTTGAAATCACCTTTATAGTCTATACGCTCTATGGGAACTATATCTTTTAATCTATTATTACATTTAAAATTATTCCCCAATTTATACTGAAATAAATCTATAATATAATCAGAAACTAAAGATAAAAATTTATATCTATCAGATTTCTGACTCACATAAATATAATACTTATCACACCTCTTATCATGTCCCATTTTAAAGTGTATATCATAAACTTCTTTAAAGTAATCTATAATGATTAGATTTTCTTCCTTAGAATAAGAATGAGTCGATAGTGCAACTGAACTCTCTCTACCACAATGATGAATTAAAGAACCATCATCCATATACCATACAGCAATAGATAAAGGTGTTAGTGAGTCTAAATATTCTCTAGTTATTCTCTTCTTACCATCAACAAAAAGACTAGAAAAAATATCTTTAAATTCATCACATACACAAGAAGTTACAGTTAAAATATCTTTACCACCATATCCACTCTTATTAACTCTTTCGCAACAATATAAATCACCTAAAATATGTTTTACAACATCATAGTAATCAACATGCTTAATACTTTGAGTAAACTTATACCTCAAAGAACCTGACCTAAGAACATCTAAACTACCATCACCTAATGCTGAACCACGTAAAAATGAAATAACGTCATCATTTAAGTTATATTCAGTATTTAAGTTCTTTATTGCTCTCTTTAAAGCCCTGTTATTACCATAATCCTCATAAGTTGATACAACATCACCAACTTTTAAATCTCTAAGATACACCTCATTGAAGTTATCATCAAAAAATCTATGATTTTCAGTACAAACAACATTCCTAGTATACTTATTTACTCTACTAAGACTCCCCATCCTAGAAACTTCTATCCCAACCTTATAGAAATCTTTTTTACCATTATTGAAGAAATTAAGTATTGGCTTATAAGAGAAATTACCACTATCATCAACAGATAATGCTTTCCAACCTTTAGGTTTTTTAGAAACAAGTCTACCAATACTATAAACAAACTTATTACCATTCTCATCCATTACATGTATTTTAGTATCATAATGAACACATTCGTCAAGGACGACTATTCTCCAATAATCCCCAAATGAAACAGTAAAGATATCACGTAGTTTTTTAATCTCTTCAACATTACCCACAACAGTAGAATCAAATTCATAATAGAAAGGTGAATTTAATAAATCATAATTCTCATCTTTAATATTATTTAACTCTCTACCAACAATACGTGATGCAGTCGTGTTATGATTAATCAACCCATTAGCTGTAAACGTATGTGTACCCTCAACTGTCAAGTCATATACGTCATACTCATTATACAATTCTTTCTTAGAAGAAACCCTAACAAACATATAATCTTCTAATAGTTGACTATATCCCTTAATAGTTCTATTCTTATTAACATCTATACCAAGAACCTGAGCAACCCCAACTAACTTATAATAAGAATCTACTGACATAGTTTTAGTTCTCTTATTATTAATAAATCTAAAGTCACTTTCTCTCATATACATATAATTAGATAGTGGTAAATTATTTAAGTTATTACCATCTTTAATTAACTGATACATCTTATCAGCAATAAACCTTGTATACTCATCATTAGGTATTTTTAACTTACTACATCTATAATTAACACAGCCCTCAAAAAAGTAACGAACCAACCCTAAATCAGAAAATAAACTTTCAAAAGCTTTATGTCTACTGGCAGAATCTGCTATCTTTAAGTCATATAAACTACCACTAACAGCATCAACACGTGTAACAATACCAAGTAAATAGAATAGTTGTTGTAAATCTCTTGCCACACTCTCTGTGAAATTACCAAATTTAAATTCAAACCCTTTACGATAATACTCACATACAACAGACAAGAAACCACAAATAAACTCTCTATTTGATGAAAATACAAATTCAGGTATTGTAACAACATCTGTAAAGAAGTCTTTTATATACCTACTTAAACTAGTCTTAATACAGATACCCTTATTATCTACTATACTATAGTAATCCTCTTTTAAACCTTTTGAAAGATACTCAACATTAGTAGATGCTATGATGATACCATCAAAGTAGTAATCATTCACATAGCCATAAGACAATATATTGAAAAATAAAGTCCCTAAGAAATACCCCTTATCTCTTTCAGAAATATCATCTTTCATAAATTCATATGTCTTAGATTTATTATCAAACAAGATATCATGTTTTAACGGAATAGCAACAAAGTCATCTGTTGTAATGTCTTTAAGCTTTTTCCACTGTAAACCACCCTTACCACCATACACCTTAACCCTATGATTATATGTACCCCTAATCTTAAAGCTAGGTGAACTAATCTCAACTACCTTTTTCTTACCACCATAGTAATAATATGTAGCTGTACTTCCAACAACTTTAATATTCTTAGGTGATATATCCATAAAACCCTCTTCATCATATTCAGGGTTTTGTACTAACTCATCAATTCTTTTATAGCCATCACTAGTATGAACTCTTGTATCACCTGTAACGCACTTGCCAGTACCAAAGCTACCACAAAATAATAATACTTTAGGTGCGTTTTCTGGGTTTTTAATAATCGCCTTTATTAGACGTTTAGCCTCTTCTTGACCAGCCATATCGTCTAATGTCTTAGGACGTAACTCTTGACTTAGCATATAATCTCCTAACTGTAGTTTTCAATATAATTCATATTTATTTCTTTTACTAGATATGATGTATCAACATTAGATAATACACTAGATACATCACTCCCAACAATATACTTCTTAGACCTTATATTCTGCAAAACAGAAATAGGTATGACTAGATAATCTGATTCCAACTTTTTATTTCTAAATTGAAACCCCTTAAAACAAACTACTACCTTATTAGTAACAGTCCACCACTTAGGTACTAGAAACTTTCTATTAATTCCATGTATTAAAATGTTACACATTGTATCTGTTATATCATCTACACTGTCAATCATACCTACAATAGCTTTATTAACATATCTATCTTTCACACTCAATCACCTCTCACAAGATACCACATTAAACATAATTAACCTAATATAAATATAACACACATACTATGTATTGTAAAGTTTTGTAATTGCAAAATAAAAAAGAGTAGGTATTATCTACCTACTCTTTTAAATGCTAAGTTATTATTTTAACTCAGTACCATAAGCATCACGATATGTATGTTCACTATATTGAGTGTTTACTTGTACACGGTCAATTTTGTGAATTTCATTATCAGAACCACTTTCACGTACAACTACAAATCGTTGTACTTTTTCTACATCTTTCAACTCAGGTTCAAACTCTTTAATAGCTTTAACCATTTTAGCATCCATCACAGCACCACGTTGTAATGCACGATACAAAGCAGTTGCGAACTCATATCGAGTCATAGCTTTATCGCCTTTATATGTACCATCTGGGTAACCAACTAAGAAACCTTTATCAGATAAATCTTTAACAAAGTCATATGCCCAATGTGTTTTAGGTACATCTGGATATTCTACATCAAAATCAGTACCTTCAACAGCATTTAAGTGTTTAACAAGGTTATCATATTTTTGAGCCAAAGCTTCATATTTCTTAGCCAAGTCTTGAACGTCTTTAGCTACGGCTGTATTAGCATTAGTAACTTGTTTAGAAGATTTACCAATACGGAATGTCGCACCAGCATTAATCATGTTATCACCAGTACCGAATGTAGCACCCAAAGATAACAATGTATTTTCATTAGGATGTGCAAACATACCAACTGCTACAGCATTAGAACCTTTATAGTTACCATAACCTACTGCATACTCAACCTTTTCATTAGCATTGAAAGATAATGGATGCAAGGCACTCAAAGCGGCGGCGTTAGCACCAACCTTAGCAGTTTGTTTATCAGTATAGTTATTAGCTTTTACTACAGCACCTTCACCAACAACATTAATCTTTTCATCTAAAGATTTAATATCAGAAGTATTTTTATTTACTTTATCACCTAAATCTTTAATATCAGATGCATTTTTAGTGATGTTATTAGCATTTTCACCAATTTTTTCAGCATTTTTATTGATATTAAATGTGTTGTATGTAATAGCCTTATCTAGAGAACTTGCTTTATCATTCAACTGTTTAACATTAACAGCATCTGTATCTTTAGTACCTGCTTTTACATCATGTACTTGTTGTCCACCAGCACTAATATCTGTAGTAGTGAAACGAATTGTAGCATTATCATCACTTACTTGCATACCTTCATTATTGAAGGTAGCTTGTGTTAATGTATCGGTATTTTCAATTTGAATACCTGTAGGCTTAACATTGATATTTTCACTGCCATTAAAGAACTGAACACCTTCTTTACCAATAACAGCACGATTATTATCAGTAATCTTACCAAATTCAACAGAATCCATATCTTTTAATGTTTTATTAACATTGATTTTGTACTCCTTACGTCCAAAATCATTGTCTTTAGATGTAACAGTAGTATTAACACCATCTACTACAGTATTATATTTTTGAGCTTCTAGTGCAGTATCATACAACTGAGAACCATTGATAGCATCTGTAGATGTAGCAGAAATTCTACCAGCGGCAACATTTTGAAGTTGACGTGTGTATTCTGTTACACCACCAGCACCAGCACGACCATGAGTACCGAAAGATACTACACTACCAGGTGTAGCACCTGCGAATGTAGAGTTAGAGAAACGAATATCAGTAGCATTGTCTTTTACTGTAGATGTACCAACAGGACTTTCAGTAACAGAATTTGTACCAATAGCCACACCATTTTGTACATCGGCAATGGTGTTGTTACCTAATGCTAATGCATCAATCTCTGTAGCACTTGCATGAGAACCAACCACAACGGAGCCTTGACCTTTAGTTTGAGAATTTACACCAAAGATTAACTGCTCTTTAGAGTTATCTAGTACTTTGTTGTTATAACCAACAACAACACTTTGGTCAGCACCAACAGTACCATTGTTAGCACCTACTACTGTAGTATCATCACCAGATACCTCTGTATCACGACCAACAACAATAGAAGATACACCTTTAGCTGATACATTTGTACCAATGTTTACGCTTTTAACTCCATCTGCATGAATACCATTACCAATAGCTACTGAAGATTCGCCATTGGATACTACTCCGTTACCAATAGCAATAGTGTCTTGAACCTTAGTTTCAACACCATTGCCGATACCAATAGTATTAAAGTCAGTAGCAACTCCGTTACCGATACCAATACTATTGCTAAGGTTATTAACAACATTGTTGCCAATACCAACACTATTATTAGATT